AATACTAATGATGTTGCAAAAATGATTATTGAAATTGTGGGTAACAAATTGGATTCATATAGTATTAGAGAGTTGATGAGATATTCATCAAATCGTGATTTAACAAAAAACTTACTGTTAAAAAATGGGATAAGCAAAGATGAAATAAATAATAGTATTAGAATGTATAGAATCGAAACCGACCCAATCCCATAATATTTACTTTGCAATTTGAAAACCATTATATTTATGGATAAAAGATAATGGCGAACAAAAAGATATCCTACACAACAAGGGACTTTCAATCGATACGAACGGAGCTTATTAATTTTACAAGGAGTTACTATCCCGATTTATTGGATAATTTCAACGATGCCTCCGTATTTTCAGCATTATTGGATTTGAACGCAGCCGTAACGGACAACCTGCAATTCAACATTGACAGGAGCATCCAAGAAACGGTTTTGCAGTTTGCGCAGCAAAGATCCTCCATTTTTAATATTGCAAGAACCTATGGTCTTAAGATTCCGGGCCAACGCCCATCCGTGGCCTTGGTTGATTTCTCGATAACCGTCCCCGCATTCGGAGACAAAGAAGATTTGAGATATTGCGGAATATTAAGACGCGGCTCCCAAGTCAACGGGGCTGGTCAAGTATTCGAAACCGTTTACGATATAGACTTCGCATCCCCATTGAACGGGGATGGGTTCCCGAACCGATTGAAGATACCCAATTTCGATGCGAACAACAGATTGTTGAACTATACAATAGTCAAACGTGAAACGGTCGTAAACGGTATTACAAAGGTTTTTAAGAGGACAATAACCGCCAACGATGTAAGACCATTCTTCGAGCTTTTCTTACCTGAAAAGAACGTTCTGGGCGTCACAAGCGTACTATTAAAGGATGGAACGCAATATGCGAATGTTCCATCGGTACAAGAGTTTCTTGGTCTTGACAACAGATGGTACGAGGTAAAGGCTTTGGTTGAAAACAGGGTGTTCGTAGAGGATCCGACAAAGGTATCCGATTCCCCTGGGATAAAGGTTGGTAAATACATAACGACTGACACCAAATTCATAACCGAATATACTCCCGAAGGATTTTTGAAAATGACTTTTGGCGGTGGAAGCCAATCCGCTGATGAGCAATTGAGGGAGTTTGCGAGAAACGGCTATAATCTTAACTTTTATAAGTATTCCAACAATTTTGCATTGGGCAGCACCTTAAAGGCGAACAGCACCTTGTTCGTTCAATATAGGATTGGCGGCGGCACGGGATCCAACCTTGGGGTCAACGTTATCAGCAACATAGGTACGATTTCTTTTGCAGTTAACGGTCCATCCGCTTCCGTGAACACCAGTGTAATCAATTCTTTGGCCTGTACCAACGTTACCGCCGCTATTGGCGGAGCTGGGGCTCCAACAACCGAGGAAATCAGAAATCTTGTATCGTTTAACTTTTCGGCACAAAACAGGGCGGTCACAATCAACGATTACGAATCTTTGATAAGAACGATGCCTTCCCAATTTGGTGCGCCCGCCAAGGTGGCGGTTACGGAGGAAAACAACAAGATCAAAATCAAGATGCTTTCCTTTGATTCAACGGGCAAATTGACCGAGACCATTTCGAATACCTTGATAAGCAACGTGGCGAATTACCTTTCAAACTATCGTATGATAAACGATTATATTTCGGTCGAGGTTGCCAATGTAATCGATTTGGCCTTCAATATTGATGTGGTGATTGACAACACGCAGAACCAAGGGGCGGTTATCTCCCAAATAGCGGATGCCATTACGAATTATTTTAGCCCGAGCAATATGCAAATGGGTCAGAATGTTTATATATCCGAGATAAGAAGGATAATCCAATCACAGAACGGTATCATATCCGTTGCGGATATCCAGGTCTTCAACAAGGTTGGCGGACAATATTCATCTTCGCAAACATCCCAAAGATATTTAGATTCTGATACAAAACAAATCGAGCTTATCGACGAGACCATTTTTGCGGAACCGACCCAAACATACCAGATAAGGTTCCCGAGCAAGGATATCAATGTTAGGGTCAAGAACCTCAAAACGGTCAATTTTTCTTGATATGAAGGGATAAATTGATTATATTAAAACAAATAGTTTACTGAATGCCAAAATCATATAGAATAAGGACGCAGGTCGGTGTCGATAAATCGATAAGAGTGCAATTAGATCAAGATTTCGATTTCCTTGAAATCTTATCTTTAAAAGTTGTGCAAAGCCAAATTTATACCAGACAATGTTCCGATTATGGTGTTGTTGTCGGTAGGATCACTGCCAACAATGGATATGGTATTCCAAACGCCAAAGTATCAATATTCATTCCTTTATCAAATGAAGATACGAACAATCCCGTTATATCGGATTTGTATCCGTATAGAACGTTATCAGAATTGAACGAGGATGGTTATAGGTACAACCTTTTGCCTTATGTCCAATCGCATTCCGGTCACAAACCAACGGGCACATTTCCGGACAGGGAGGATGTACTGACTAATCCGACATTGATAACCGTGTTTGACAAATACTACCGCTACACGGCGAACACGAACGAGAGCGGGGATTTTATGTTGTTTGGCGTTCCAGTCGGCTCACAAACAATCCACGTTGATATTGATTTATCGGATATAGGGGAGTTCTCGTTATCTCCGCAAGATTTGTTACGGATGGGGGTTGCAACCGAATCGCAGGTTGCGGGAACAGAATTCAGAACATCGAGCAATTTGAACGAACTGCCCCAGATTGTAACCATCAATAGAACAATAGAGGTGGAACCATTATGGGGGCAGCCAGAAATCTGCAATTTGGGTATTACAAGAACGGATTTCGATATAACGGCGGAGGCCAATATAACCATAACGCCAACGGCTGTTTTTATGGGTTCTATTGTTTCGGATATCGATGAAATGGCCTTGAGACGTAATTGCAAGCCTAAATTTAGACAGGGACAGCTATGCAGATTGGCAACAGGACCGGGGGAAATTTTGGCTATCCGACAAACAATACAACAGGACGAAAACGGAAGACCCATATTGGAGGTTTACGATTTGGAATCGGGTGGACAGGTTATCGATGAGAACGGCACTTGGATGGTCGACGTTCCGATGAACTACGATTTCATTACCACCAACGAGTTTGGGGAACGGGTTATTTCGAACGACCCCGCGATTGGGATTCCGACAAAAGGTAAATATCGATTCAAGGTTAAATGGAACCAATCGCCAAAGTTGTCCGAGAATATTAAGCGGGCTTATTATTTGGTACCCAATATCAGGGAATATGGGTGGGATCAATATGGCACATCAGTATCTACCACTCTTAAGGAAAAGTCGTATGCGTTCAGTTTGAACTGGGATGATTATGCGGATATAGATGCGGCGATAAACTGTGAGGATACATTTTATCCAATGGTTTATAATAAGGTCTATACGGTATCCCAGATGATTGACCAGTATAGAAAAGGTTCTTTGCCCAACAGGATTATCGGTATCAAGAATATATTGGACGATGCTTGCGATAGCGACAATAATAAATTTCCGACCAACGATTCATCTTTCAGGATGGACATCGTATTCTTGCTGTTCGGATTTGCAATGTTTATTTTTAGACCGATACTATACGCATTAATTTTTATACTCCACGTTGTATTTGCGATTTTGAAATTGCGGGATATATTCTTTCCAATATTGGCCTCGTATGCTTTTGGTATGTCTATTTATGAATTTATTACCGCATTTTCTGCTTTTCCTGCTTTTGGAATTATTGGGCCCGCATTATCTAAAGGAATCGTTTGGACATTGATTTTCGGAATATCAATCGCGGCGTGGATCTTGTTGCGGAGCGTAAATTTAAAGGGTATTAATTTACCCATATTACTATACGACCAATGTGAATTCTGTAGTTGCTCTGATCCGGATACATTAGATGATGGAACAACCGATTATGAGAACACTCCAAACATATCGGGCATTCAGTTACCTTTTCTGGATGTTGGGCCTTATAATTCTAGCGAACTAGGTAGCGATTTTAACGCTGCAAGTATTAATCAATTAATGGGTGGGGTTGCCTTGAACAATTCGGATTTTCAAGATCAAGTATGTCAAACGAGAACACCTGCGGTTGTTAAGGCAACGGATGAAAACAATGAAGAGTATTATTACTTCTCTTCAAGTTTAACTTTGGCTGAGCGCATCAATTTGTTTAACACCAAAGCAAAATATTTTAACGAAAGTGCCGACAATCCTGGAGGCGGCGTTAACCGAATCCAAGTTAGTTTTGATGGTGGTTTTCAACATCACGAAGATAACATTATGTTTATGCTTTGCACGCCCGATAGCATTTCCAATCTTGCTGCGGGTCAGATCATAACGTTCCAAGACCCGACTTTGAGTGAGGACTTGAACTGTGTAAGCGGCGCAACAAATGCTTTTGGTAATAATGCGATTACGGGTTATAGCATAAGCCAAAATTTGGGTACAAATCCTTATACTATTGGTTTGACATATACCACGCCATCTAATTCAACAAATACCATAAATTATACATTTCAAGCACCACAAAGCGGAGATACGTTCCATAGATTCCCTATAGATATTGAATATTTTCAGGTCATAACCGCAATGACCTATTCACAGTTTTCATCGCAAACAGGCAGCACTTTGCCTAATTCTCTTAATTCTCGTTTTTTGAACAATGATATGAGAATTAACAAAATAAGCGGAACAACAAACTCTGGCTGCCAAGAAGACGTTTCGGATAACCCCCTTACATCTTTGAACAATTACGAGCAAATGGTTTGCGTGTTCTTGGTTAGGGGCGTCGATCCATATTCACAAAGAATCAATGTTACATACGATTTAAGTAGAATATTCGGGTATGATACTTACGGCAATGTTTCCGTTACGGGACAATACAAACTTAATATTCCAATCCAAGGGGGTTTCTTGAACGTTAAACACAATGCGCTAACAGATAGCTCAGATGTAGACGTCTATTCAAACGAGAATCTATACTATAACAGCTTTGATTACCAGCCAGTTGGTTTCAGCGCGTTCACCTCAAATTTGTCTAGATATTATTCGAGTTTGGATAACAACAGCATTAACTTTACACCATCCGATTGCGGAACTTGTTTAAGTGTTAACCAAGGGGCGGTAGCCAATCCGATATATGGGCTATCAGTATCTTTATCAAATGGGTTTGTTTACGAACTTAATACTTTGCAGTCATCATTTTGTGCCTTTCCTGCAAGTGTAACACCTTGTGCCACCTTCTTACCAACAGATAATACAGTAATACCTTATCCAAGCCAAAACAGAGGTTATTTCAAATCAACCAATAGTGAGATTGTTGAAGGGGGCTCACTTATGATTATGACAACTTATGCTGGTGGATGTGGGGTACCCTCTTCGGTAGAATCGACATATATCTCGATTATTTACCCAACAGGGAACACAATCAATTATGTAACAGGTGCAAGTGGTCACCAAATAGTTATGCGTTCGGATAGATTGCCCGCTTCGACAAAGAACACTACGAATTGTAATATGAACTTTGTTTGGCAGAGCAATCAAAACTTGGGTATATTTGTATTGTCAGATGATTACGGCATTTTTGAAGTTCCAACACCCGGCGGTGGAATTACAAGTTATATCCCTACACTAACGGAAAATGACCCCGTAAACAACTTTACAAACCAGATTTTGGATAGCGTAAACAACTGTGCGGATTCGGTGCCTCTTGGTTGTTATGACTTCCAAAACGGTGAATTTGTTGTCAATAGCGGAAGTTGCGAAACATTCAATGGCAAAGACATATTCGATAATGGATGCTATCTTTTGATTAGCACCCCGTTAATATCCTTGTTCAAGGATATTGAATTATTGACAGAATGGATTTCAAGGACAAGTATTGTCTTTGGCGCTTGCCGGAACGTATGGTCACATTTGTTCACCAATAACTGGATAAACGGAACCCTCTATTCGTTCGCATTCGTGAACAATAGATTCTTTGACAACAACAATCAGCCTTATAGCGAATTTTGTACCGATGTAATCCATTTCGATTCCAACACCAATAATTTCTATTATAGAAGCAGTCCATACTATTCTGGGGTTACGGGTCAATATTTCGTTGGCAGAGTGGCAGGTAATACTTCGACAAACGCAAGAAACCTTTTGTTTCCGACAACCATAATGGATTTGGGACCGACCAAGAACTATCTTCAAGAATTGGTTATGTCCGATGATTATGATGGTTATGTGGTGGGCGATTTGGTTTCGAGCACGTTTAACGATACGAGCGATTTATTGAACATATTCATTATCAGCCGCCTTGCTAACACAAGCGTTATCCAAGGTATGATTGGCACAAACGGATCCAATATATTCACCTATTTCAATAGGGATAGATTGACCGTCGATGCCGACTACGCCCAAATGATTTCCATAAATTCGGAGCTTGCTGTTGCCGAATTCGAAGCTGAAAACTATCCCGATATCCCCGGTGCACAAGACCCAATTTATTTCAATGCCGGAAACACAAACGACGGGGTTATCGGTGTATTCTTCTCATCGGACACACAAGTAAGGGATTTTATTACGCCAAAGAGAACCATAATAAACGATACTGTATTGGCCACCAATCCTTGTGCGTTCAATAATTTTTACGGTTTCTCCCAAAAGGTTCCTTTCTACCAATGGGAAATCAAACAGGGAAATCCGGATAGCATTTTCGGTTCACAGCAAAACGATTGGTACACACAGCCCATTGACACCCAAGAATATTTCAGCCGAAATTATCAGTTAATGGATAGGCTCGACCCCACATCGAGATATTTTAGAACCGATTTGCTGGTAAGCCCATATCCAAGGGATTCAAAGGGATATATCTATGCTTTCAGCGCAACGACCCCGACCAATGGCGTTTATAGCCCATCACCCACATCGCAAAGCTCAACAAACAATCCATTGCCAAGAGTGATTACCGTTGGAGCACCCTTCCATTTTTACTTTGGTTTGAAAAAAGGGAAGAGCGCATTCGATAGATTTGCAAGGAGATGGTTAAACTTTGAAAATATAACATAATATGGGAAATATTGACGGCGCACAAATTGTTCTTGGTTCATTAAGGTTCAAATCGGCTCCAGATACGAACCTATCAGTTCCCGTTCCATTGATGCAATCAGCAAAGGAGGTGGTGGAATACGATAGAACAATGGATATTGGTCTTGAAC